CACCATAGCACGGTAGAAAGCTCACCAAAGTGGGAGCGCTGGGAAAGCAGGCTAAAGGCTGGACATAAGGGGCAAATTGAAGGGCAACATAGGGGGTAATATCATGAGAAAAATAACAGCTGAGGAATTAAAGGATATTTTAGCCAGGCACAAAAAATGGCTATATAACAAGGAAGGAGGAGAACAAGCTGATTTGGGTGCGTATTTGCAGGGTATTGATTTGCAAGGTGCGGATTTGCAAAGTGCCATTTTACGAGAAGCTAATTTGCGAGGTGCAGATTTTCAATGTGCAGACCTGCTATGTGCTAATTTGCGAGGTGCTGATTTGCGAGGTGCTAATTTGCGAGGTGCTGATTTGCGAGGTGCAGATTTGCGAAACGCAGATTTGCGAAACGCAGATTTGCGAAACGCAGATTTGCGAGGTGCTTATAGACCGTGGTTAGTTTATGCAGGAAATATCGGTAGCAGACGTTATGAAACTTTATATTTTGCAGATTACGACAACATTCGCTGTGGCTGTTGGAACAACTATAAAGGAGGTACGCTAGATGAGTTTAAACTAAGAATAGACGAGGTTTATCCAGCTGACAGTAAAAATGAAGAATATCAAAGATATAGATTAGAGTATCTTTCAGCTATAAAAATGTTTGAATCAATGCGAGAAGCATATTTGAAAAGTCTGGGGGAAAGACAATGAGAAAAATATCTAAAGAGGATTGGAATTGTTTGTATAGGAAAAACGAGGAAGTGATTAGATGATAGCCAAAGCGTATGCTTTTATGTACAACGAAGATGAAGGCGTAGAAATGATTGTCTATGCAGAGAATGCCAATAAAGCCAAGGCAGATAGCCTTGGCGGATATAGAGAAGATGGACAGCCGTTCTGTCAATATTGCAAGGAAAGGGAGAGTAACGGAAGTGAGGTAGATAATGAATAAGCTAACTGCTGAAAAAATCATAGATACAATCGGGGTTTTAGGTGCAATTATATTCTGCCCTATTTGGATACCAATTGTTGCACTAATGGCAGTTGCTCGTATAATACTTTTTGCGTGGGATTACTTTTTGTGTAACAACTAATAAAGGGGATAATTTTCATGAAATGGGTAACGTTTTATCATGATGTAATGTCTGATAAAATTTATGATTTTGTTGAACATAAAGATAAAGTCTCTGCAACGGAATATTTTAAAAAGCATTATAAAGACTACTTTCAGTTGCAGACAGAAATTAAAGTCAAACTGCCGATGACTTATGGACTTCCTTTTTTGGGGCAGTATATCGGAATGACGCTGTGTTCTTTTAAAAAACGATATGGAGATGTAGAGGTGATTGGATAATGACTAACTATGAATATATAAAAACGCTATCGCAAGACGAGCTGGTATCGTTTATTATAAACGATATGACTATGGCTTCTAACGATATTTTGGATGAAAGCATACGTTGCTGGAGTGATGATGAACGAAGTTCCACAGAAATAAGGATGTGGAAAAATTGGTTAAATGAACAGCACGAAGAAAAGTAGCAGCTAAAAGTAGCAGCTAAAAGTAGCAGCTACGGAAGGGACTAGAATGAGTAAAAAGTACATGATATATGGAAAAAGATTCAAAAGGAAATGACGCAGCTTGGAATGGCGCAGCTTGGAATGGTAATGATAGGCTTTTTGCTATCAAGGCATTGCAGGGTAAAAAGGTGACACAGGAAACAATGATAACGGCGATAAAGGCCAGAATTAAAGAATATGGAGGAAAATAATGGACAAGTTTAATCGCAGTCATGTTAAAGACGTGACACCATTTGAAGCTGAAAAAAATATTATGAAAAAAATACATAAAAGGGCAGCACAGCTAGTAAAGATGATGAGTGCTGATGTTAAATTAACAGGATTTAAGCTGGATAAAACTCCGGTGACAATTAGAGATCCTAAAACTGGAGTCACCGTGACTATGACAATTGGAGGTGAATACTAATGGCTGACAAAGTGTTACCAAAGCCATGCAACGGCCCGAAATATGCGGATTGGACCGAAGTTGACCAGCTTTTAAAAGTTGGTGAAGAATACGGCGAAATAAACGAAGCCTATTTAAAGCTAAGGCGCTGCACGGACACCAAGCAGGCAGCAGACTTGTATATAAAACTTATGGAAGAATGTACCGATTTAATAACGGCAGTCACTGGCTTTATGGATAAAATGCAGTTTGATGAAAATATGCGTCAGCAGATGCAGAGACATATAAACCATAATAACAGTGTTCGTGATAACGGTACCCGGTTTAAAAAGGAGGCAGTTTAATGTTTCGTAGTAATGACTGTATTAAGCTAACTAAGGATTATCTAAAAAACTACTCTTATCGGCAGCAGGCAGTCAGGAATATTGAGCTTGATATGCAGGACCTTAACCGTGAATTAGCTGACGTTTCAGTACGTGCCGTTGATTACCGCCCTAGTACAAGTTCAGGGGCATCAGAGCTTAACGGTACAGAACAGCAGGCTCATGTACGAGCATTACAGGAACAGGAGGTAAAAGCGCTACAGGTAAACCGCAGGCGTTTGCAAACCCATTTAGAAAAAATGGAAAACTCGTTAGGCAGGTTGCCAGACGACGAGCAAAAAATACTAAGAAAACACTATATAGAGCATTACACCTATGCCGAAATCGGCGAGGAGCTGGGGTTGAGCGAAAGGTCATGCCAGCGTAAAGCTAATGAGGCAACTAGAAGCCTGGCTATAATGCTTTTTCATGATTACGCCGAACAGGACGTGTTTTTTATAGGCACTACTCATTAAATGTCGTTTTTTTGTCGTTTTTTTGTCGTTTTTTTGGCAGTTTGTTGGCAGGATTTCCTATAAATCAGGTGATATAATGATAGTATCCCGAGGTTGAGGGTTGAACATATTCTTTGGGGTTACTTCCTATAATTAGTTTCCTTAGTTTAGTTCTTTTAGCGTAGCACAAAAGCCGTATTACTTTTACTAGTAGTACGGCTTTTGTGTTGTAAAAATTTAGGATGGTTTATCTATTCTCCTAAATATAAATATACACAACAGCAGAAAATAAAGGAGGGCGGTGCACGATGTGAAAAGAAACGGATTAACACCAAAACAGGAAGCCTTTATAGATGCCTACATTGAAACAGGCAATGCGAGCGAGGCGGCCAAAAGGGCAGGTTATAGCGAAAAAACAGCTAGAGCTGTAGGAGCCGAGAACCTCACAAAACCATACATTAAAGCCGCTATTGAAGCCCGGCAGGCTGAAATTCGCTCTAAACGCACGGCTGATATAACCGAGGTTATGGAATTTCTCACATCGGCACTACGCGGCGAACTCACAGATGAGAATGTTGTTGTAGAAGGTGAAGGCGAAGGGATAAGCAATGCCCGCATAATTGAAACACGGATATCTTCCAGAGACCGTATAAAAGCCGCCGAAAATCTCTTGAAGCGGTTCCCAGGCAAACTTGACAAAGCCGAGCAAAAAGCGAGAATAAAACGCCTCGAAACTGAATTGCTGGCAATGGCACAAGGCAAAGGCACAGAGGGCGATGATGTAAAAATCATTGACGATATAGGAGGGAGTGAGCTAGATAAAAACTGAAATAAAACTTAGTGACATTATAGCCCCTCACTTCTATGATATTCACCGCGACATAAAAAAACACGGGCATACGTACTATTGGGAGGAAGGCGGACGCGGCTCTACAAAATCATCCCATATCAGTATTGAGATTATTTTGTTGCTGCTGAAAAATCCGGACTGTCATGCGGTAGTATTACGCAAAGTCGGGAACACTATCAAAAACAGCGTATACACGCAGATGCAATGGGCTATCGACCGGCTGGGGCTGACCAGCAAATTCAAGTTCAAGACTTCGCCGCATGAAATCACATACAAGAAGACGGGGCAGAAAATCCTTTTTATGGGTGTGGATGACCCGCAGAAAATCAAATCTATCAAACTGCCATTTGGCTATATTGGTATTTGCTGGTGTGAAGAATTAGATCAGTTCGGGGGAATGGAAGAAATCCGTAGCTTAAATCAATCACTATTGCGTGGCGGCCCTATTTACTGGGAATTCTGTTCATTCAATCCGCCCAAAAGTCAAAACAATTGGGTGAACGCGGAAAAATTAAACGATGTGCCGGGGCGTATAGTGCATCACTCAACCTATTTGGGTGTACCTAAATCATGGCTGGGAGAGCGATTTTTTATTGATGCTGAAATATTAAGAAGAAAAAATGAGATGTCCTATCGTCATGAATATTTAGGTGAAGTAACCGGTACCGGCGGTGACGTATTCAGTAATGTTGAAGACATGCGTATAAGTGACCAGATGATAGAGCAGTTTGACCACTTATGCTATGGCTTGGACTTTGGTTTTGCCGTAGACCCTCTAGCATTTAATAGTATGCACTATGACCGTAAACATGAGATACTATATATCTTTGGTGAGATAGACAAAGTAGGTTTTGAAACTGACCCAGCAGCTAAAGCAGTTAAAGAGTTAGCTAAACACAGATTAGTTATCGCTGATAGCGCTGAGCCTCGTACTATACGTGAATTTGAAAAACGGGGTGTGAATATAAAAGGCTGCCGTAAAGGCCCCGACAGTGTTGAACACGGTATAAAGTGGCTACAGGACCTGCGGAAAATAATCATCGATAAAGAGCGTTGTCCGAAAACTTTTCGAGAGTTTGTGGGATACGAGTACCAGCAGGATAAAGAAGGTAACTTCATAAGCCGTTTTCCTGATAAGAAAAATCACCATATAGACGCGGTTCGCTATGGAAACGAATACAACATGCTTGATGATGTGTTTAGCTTTAAGTGAGGTGAAGTGAATGTTTGACGGAGTATTAGCGCAGTTTGGATTAGAACCAGACGACGCGGAGGCTCTTATCCGGGAAGAAGCGAGTAAAAATCTAAGTGACATTGACTTCATCGCGTTAGAGCTGGCAGACTGGAAAGACAGCAAACGTCGTAAGGAAATGCTAGATGGCTTAGGTTATTATCGCTATACGGTAGGACCAGACATAAAGCAAAAATTATGGGGGCGTGACGCAGATGGCTGTCCAACTTACGTGACAGACGAATCACCTAGAACGCTTGATAATCAGTATGCCAACTTAGTTGACCAAAAGGTTAATTACATGGTTGGTAAACCACTGACTATGCAGACTAATAATGACAATTACAGCGCATATCTGCAACAGGTTTTTGATAAAGCATTTTTGCGGACTATACAGCGGGTGACAACGGGGACCCTAAATGAAGGATTAGCATGGCTGATGCCATACTTCAATGAAAACGGGGAACTGCAATTTAAGATGTTCCCTGCCCATGAAATAATGCCATTTTGGAAAAGCGATGAGCATACCGAGCTAGACATGGCAGTGAGGTTCTATTTAACTGTACAATACGTTGGCAGAACCAAAACATACATCCAACATGCGGACGTATATTATCCGGATAAAGTAGGTCGTTTCATACTTAATAATGGTACATTGACACCTAATACCGAAGAACTTGACAATACTTACGGCGTCGACAAGCAGGGAAATGCTTTCACCTGGGGTAAAGTGCCGCTAGTCGCTTTTAAGTATAATACCGATGAGATACCGCTTATACGCCGTATAAAAGGGTTACAGGATAATCTGAATAAAATGCGTAACAATTGGAACCACAGCATGAGCGAAAGTGTCATGGATAGCATACTGGTGCTTAGGAATTACGGTGGTGAAAATTTAAGCGAATTTAAACGCCAGCTTATGCAGTATGGTGCAGTAAAAGTTCGTGATGATGGCGGCGTCGAGGTACTAAGGCTTGACAGGGATGTTGCTGGCTATACGGAGTATTTAAAAAATACTAAAAAGGCATTAATTGAAAACGGTCGCGGTTTTGACGCTAAAGACGATAGGGTAGATAAGGACCCTAATGAAATGAACTTGCGGTCGATGTATTCAGACATAGACCTTGATACAGATATGATTGAACAGCAGTACCAGGCAGCATTTGACCAGCTGTTTTATTTTGTTGACATTTACCTGCAAATGGCGGGAGCCGGTGATTTCACCAATGAAGAAGTAACGGTGACATTTAACCGTAACATGATAGTAAATGATGCTGAAATTATTAGTGAGATACAGCAAAGTCAGGGGCTTGTGTCACAGGAGACATTACTTGCACATCATCCATTTGTAACTGACATACAAGCAGAGCAGGAACGGCTAAAACAGGAGCAACAAGAGCAAATGCAACAGATGTTAGCGTACCAGATGGCAGGTGAGAGTAGTAATGCGGATACCGAATCGTGAGTATTGGGAAAAACGGTTTGAAGCCTTAGAAGCAGCAGTTCACCAGCAGGGGCTAGCTACCTACGGTGATATTGAAAAACAGTATTTACAGGCTATGAATGAAATAGATACCGTTCTTGCTGCATGGTTTCAAAAGTTTATGCAGGAAAACAATGTCACCTTTACTGAAGCTAAAAAAATGCTACAAGGTAAGGACTTAACTAAGTTTAGGCTGACTATTGACCAGTATATAGCGAAAGCCAAGGAACAAGATCTATCTGAAAGCTGGCAACGAAAATTAAATAACGCCTCTATTCGTGTTCATGTGTCACGGCTAGAGGCTATTTTATTGCAGCTGCAACAGCATTTAGAGGTTTTGTTTAATAATCAGCTGGATACGTTAGACGCTGCCATGCGTAACCGATATACTGATAGCTACTATGAAACAGCATTTACTATTCAACATGGGTTCGGCATAGGTCATTCATTTAATCAGGTTGATACAAATAAGCTTGATATGCTTATAGCTAAACCGTGGGCGGCGGATGGTAAAAATTTCAGTGACAGGGTGTGGGAGCATAAAAATAAACTTGTGGCCATACTTAATCAGGAAATGACGCAAGCTGTTATCAGGGGGGACGATTACAGGCGTGCTACAAGCAACATAGCTAGACGCATGGATGTTTCTAAAGGTGCTGCCGGTCGCTTAGTAATGACCGAGAGTGCATTTTTCGCTACTAAAGCGCAGCAGGATTGTTTTAGGGAACTGGACGTTGAACGGTATGAGTTTATAGCGACTCTTGATAGCCGTACCAGTGATATTTGTCGTCACATGGACGGTAAGGTGTTCAAAGTCAGTGATATGAAGCCAGGTATAACGGCACCACCGTTACATTGTCATTGCCGGTCCTGTACAGCACCTTATTTCGATGATGCTGAGGACGCTGAACGGGCAGCCCGAGGCAAAAACGGTAAAACCTATACGGTACCAGGTGACATAACGTATAAAGAATGGGAAAAATTAAATGAAACACAAAATCGACCGGTAATTGATTATCCGAATAATGCGCAATCTTATAAAAGTGTACAGTTAGGAGAAGAAGCCAAGATCATGTTGCGTGGTAAGCCTATAAAAGCTAATAGGGTTAATAGTGCTTATTTTGACACTTATGTTTCAAAAGATATCAATCTAAAACCTAAAGAGTTACACACAGTCCAAAACATCATTGCAAAGGCTATAAAGATGGTGAAAGGAACAAGTTCAATGCAGCCACCAAAGATATGTATTGTTTCTAAAGAAAAAATAATGGCAACAGCTGCTTACCTTGCTAGGAATAATACGCTATATGTATCACCAGGCGGTTTATTTGAAAATGCGCCATACTTTGCAAAAAGTGATGATAAATATAGTACAGCTGTCCACGAAATGTTACATTGGAAGGACGCGCAGGAGTATATTAAACAATATGGTGCCATAACAGACCAAGGAAAATATAGAACATATTTGTGTAAAAAGTATAAGACCCGCCTTGATACCTTAGGCATCAATCGTTATAATGTAATTAAAGTGAGCAGGTATGCATTTGATAGTTACCAAATGGGAAAATTTGATGAAGTGTTTACCGAGTACCGAGTAATGCAAATAATAAAAGGTGATTAATATGAGAATGCAGTATTCAAAAAAATTTCACGATATGTGGGAAAAAATAGCACCTTATACTGACAAATATGCACAAATTAAAGAGGATGCACCTCTGGAAATAAAAAAGTTATATACTGAATTTGTAGCCTTGGGTAATCAAGAATACGAGGCTGCTACAATATGGTAAGCGTGTATGGTGATGAGATGGAGGCTTCGGTGGAAAAGCATCTACTATTAACAATCCCATGTGAAAACGGGGAATTGTATAGCACATTAGATTCAAGACGAATAAAGCTAGCTGATTGCACGCCTAGAATAGAGATATATGAAATGTCGTCACTTGTTCCTATTCTAGGGTGTTCATGTAAAGTTAAGCAGTATCAGGCGGCACTGATATTATGTGATGACATGGATTTCACACGGCGCATTGATGATAAGTATTTATGTGCTGTCAGCGGTTTTGTACTGTCAACAGAAGTACAGCGCAAAGACGGTGTATTCGAACGGTTAAATTTTTATGATTTGCAACCCGTTGACATAGAGCTTGGCGGTACCTGGACATTTGGAATTAATGAATCACCTGAAAAAATAAAACGGCTGCTAGAATTATAATAGGGGACTGGATGATGGAATATTTCAAAGTGATTTATGCTATACTTGCTACTTTTGAAGCTGCATTAGATGGACCACTAGACAAAGAAAAAGTATCAGCTAGATACCTGAATATCAGTGATAAACGCAGAGTAATGCTTCTACTGATGTTGCAGGATGAAGGTTATATAAAAGGGGTTAAAGAGCTTAAAACACCTTTTGTACATGAAGTGAACATCGATAATGCAAACATAACTATAAAAGGACTTGATTATTTAGAAAATAATTCAAATATGAAGCGTGCCTATAAAGCGTTAAAAGAGGCAGCAAGTTTTCTAAAATAAAAGTTAATACGTTTTTATTAAGCACTTACATTAGGTAGGTGCTATTTTTATACTTAAATTACAGTAAAAGGGGAAATATTAAATGACTAAAGAGGATTTTATCAAATTAGGATTGACCGAAGAACAGGCTAAGGCTTGCGCAGAAGCCAGCAAAAAAGAGTTAGCAGGTTTTGTATCAAAGGATAAATTAGACTTAGCAGAGCAAGCCAAGACTACGTTAGAGCTGCAAGCTAAAGAATACGACAAACAGATTAAAACCCTGCAAAAGAATATCAGTGACACTAACAAGCTAAATGACACTATAAAAGAATTGCAGGAAGCAAATAAAAAGGCGAAAACCGATTACCAGAATAAGTTAAATACTATCCGGATTAATCAGGCGATAGATAATGCCATAGCAGGTGCTAAGGCCAAAAATGCTAAAGCAGTAAAAGCCTTGCTTGATGTAGACGCGCTTGATTTTGACGAAGAAAAAGGAGAACTCAAGGGCTTAGACAAGCAACTTAAACGATTACAGGAGGCAGATGATTCTAAATTCCTGTTTGACCTGCCGGGGGGCAAACCTAAAGCCGGAGTTAGACAGGGCGCAGGATCTAACGGTGGCGATGATGACACTGAGGACAAGTCTTTAGGCATGAGGTTTGCACAGGAATATAATGCGGTTAATACACCAGCAGGTGAAAGTAAGTAAAGGCTAAAAACCTTGCTAATATATAATTAACAGGAGGAAATATTATGTCGAGAATTGCAAAATACGAGACCGACAAAAAGATTAATTTTCTTGATTCGTCGGTAGGACTGGTGTTGAAAACTTGTACAGTACCGGACACTATGGGTACGGCTGATGAGTGGGGAAATAAACTGGTACCAGCAGGTACGGTTTTCCCGTCTAACGATGCGCAGGCTACGGGCATTTTATTTGAAGATGTAGAAGTTACTACAGGCGACCATGAAGGGAGCTTAATGGTAGCAGGACGCGTTATAGCAGATAATTTGCCGGTAGAGATTGATACAGCTGCCAAAACTGCATTAGAAGCCAAAGGATTCGTATTTACTGAATCCGTAGCAGTGGTACGGGCATAAAGGAAGGAATGTAGATTATGGATATTATGAAACTTGTTGAAACGAAAGACCTGCTGGATTTTTCACAGAGCTTCAATGTTACTAGAAACTACTTAGGTGACACGCTTTTTCCGGATATGAAAACACAGAACTTAAAAGCCGAGTTCTACCGTCTTTCCGACCAGCGTATGCTCCCAACTATGGCACAGGTACATAGTTTTGATTCTGAGACACATATTGGTCAGCGTCCTACGATGGAAAAAGTACAGCTTGAGAAAATGCTAATTAAAGAGAAAATTAATCAAACTGAGCGCGTTCAGTATTGGCTTGATAACGGCGCCGAGCAGAACAGCATTGTTAAATACATTTTTGATGATGTAGCACGTCTTAGCGAATCCGTCAAAACGCGTACCGAGGTTATGAAAATGGAAGCGCTCTGTACTGGTAAAATCACGGTAGACGAGAACGGCGCTAAATTTAACGTCGATTACCAGGTACCAGCTGGCAACAAAATCAACTTTAACTGGGCTGATCCTAAAGCCGACATTTTAGGGGATGTACAGAACCTGATGGATAAAGCGCGTCTAAATGGCCAGCGTATCACGCAGCTTGTAACGTCTACTAAAGTTGTCAGCCTTTTGCGTAAAAACGAGGGCATCCAAACGTCGATTTATTCGGCACTTGGAAAAGGCACGTATGTCAGCAATACTTTGTTAGCACAGCTATTTAAGGATATGTTCGGTGTCACTATTACCACTCATGACGAGTACTACCGCTACGAAGGTAAAAAAGGTGTACTGAGCACTAAACGCTACTTTGATGAGGATAAGCTCGTAGCTATATCCCCGATGGCAGACGGTTCGTTTGGCCGCGGCTTATGGGGCGCAACTCCTGAAGAAAAAGCGCAGGGACCTTGGACGTCTAAATCCGCATCACAGTACATTACAACAGTTATGTGGCAGGAACCGGACCCAGTAGCAGTTTGGACTAAATCATCAGGTGTATTCATCCCTATTATCCCGAATCCGGACGGCTTGTTTATCGGCACCGTTAAACTAACAGCCTGACAGGGGGTAAATTATGGAGCTGGAAGTTTTAAAGTTAAAACCACTGTTAGGGATTGCACTTGATGACAAAGAGCAGGACTTTGCTTTAAACTTCCTGCTTGATAATGTCAAAGAGACAATCCTTAACTACTGCAATTTAAAAACATTACCTGCAGGTCTTGAGAATACAGCTTATAGAATGGCTATCGATACTTACCGCAATGAGCAGGTAGGTAAAAGCGAAATGGATAACCGAGTCTCATCTATTGAGGAAGGTGACACCAAAGTCAGCTTTAATAGCAGTAACTTTGACAGTACATACACATCGTCGCTTTTGAAAAATTATCAGTACCAGCTTAACAGGTACCGGAGGATAGCATGGTAAAGTTAGACAATGTACGCAAATTAGCTCGTAAATACTTAGAAAAGCTTTATGAAGGAACCTGTACTATTACAGAATTTAGTAATGTCTATGATCCTGCTACGCATCGTACTAAACCTGTAAAAAATGTCATATGTGAGGGTGTCACGTGTCACCTGTCATATTCAACGTCACTGGCAGCGAAAAATACTGACACGGTAGCAGCTATGGACCAGAATATAACGTTGTTTATATCTCCGAATATACTCGTTAAGCCTGGCAGCATAGTTGAAATAACACAGGCGGGACGAACTACAAAGTTTGAAGCAAGCGGAGCTCCCGTTGTATATCCCACTCACCAGGAGATAGGTTTAACTCTTACTGATAAAGAGGCTTAACTATGGCGGATATACGGATTGATTTAACTGGGCTGAATAATTTAGCTAAATCATGTAAAAATCTTGGTACTAACAGACAAAAAATGTTTGAAGCTTGTATAAAAGAGTTAGCCGCCCGATTACTGAGGAAAGTCATTAAGCGGACACCAGTAGGAGTACCACCTAATGACATATCCAAGGAAATTAAAGATAAGTATTGGAAAGGATATGTTGGTGGTACGCTTAGACGAGGTTGGACAGCTAAAACCGAGGAAGAAGCTAAAAGTGGTAACGTGCCGGATATAGTAGTTTATCTTAACGGTGTGCAGGTTGAGCATAATGGTAACAGCTTTTTTATCAATATTATCAATCCCGTGCATTATGCGAGCTACGTTGAATATGGCCACAGACAGACACCGGGACGTTTCGTACCAGCTTTAGGCAAGCGATTAAAAAAGTCATTTGTCGAAGGGCAGTACATGTTGAAAATAAGTGAAAACGAATTGCGGGACCAGGCGCCGGCAATAGTTCAAAAGAAAATAGAAAAGTATCTAAAGGGGGCTTTTGATGGTTAATGATGTATATACAGGAATAGCAGCAGAACTCGAAAAGAGCTTTGACAATCCGATTGTATACTTTGACAGCCTGCCGCAAGGTTTTGAAGCCCCCTGCTTTTTTATTAACCTAATGGACAGCAGGCTTGAACCTAAACTATGGAACCGCTATGAGCTGGTAATGGATTTTGATGTCATGTATTATCCGGATAATCCCAATGAGGATAATGTCATAGAGCTGCATGACGTTGCGTACAAACTGCTTTTTCAGCTTGAATATATAACGGTACTTAAAAATTTACTAAGAGGCAGTGACATGCATTTTGAGGTACAGGATAACGTTCTGCACTTTTTCATTACATACAAGGTAATGATTTTCAAAGAATTAGCAAAATCACCATTAATGCAACAGTTGATACAGAACTACAAAATAAAAGGGGTGGAATAATGGCTGACGAAAAAACAGATACCAAGGTGACAGCTAAAAAAGATAGCGCTGTCTATTCAAAGTCTCAAATTTTAAAATCAGATAAATTTAGCAATCATCATGATGTGTTGAATGTGGTTTTAGACGATGACAAAAATTACACTCTTGAAGAAGTGTTAAAAATAGCTAATGACTTTTTAGCTAAACCAATTAAAGAAATTGTTAATAAATAAGGAGGTTAGAATATGGCTTTAGGTGGTGGAACCTGGATATTTCAAAACAAGGTATTGCCTGGTGCTTACATCAACTTCAAAAGTCAAGTAAGTGCTGCTGCAAGTGTGGCAGACCGTGGGTATGGTGCAATGCCTTTGGAACTTGACTGGGGCCCGGAAAATACGATTTTTGCCGTAGAAGCAGAGGACTTTCAGAAAAACTCTTTGAAGTATTTCGGCTATGATTATGCTGACGATAAATTAAAAGGCTTGCGGGACCTGTTTAAAAACCTTAAAACGGGCTATTTTTATCGTATGTCAAATAATGCGGTGAAAGCACAAGGAACAACAGGAACAGCTAAATACGGTGGTGAACGTGGCAACGATATAACCGTTGTCGTAGCTGCCAACGTCGATGAGACTAGCAAGTTTGACGTGTCAACATATATTAACGTCGACGGGGTTAAAACACTGGTAGATGAACAGACAGTAGCTAAAAAAGCCGACCTCGTTGATAATGACTACGTGGTGTTTACTAAAACCGGTGACGCTTTAACTGCTAATGCCGGGGATGTATTCACCGGTGGTACTAACGGTGACACGATTACAGCACTGCAACACCAAAACTTTTTAGCTGCTATTGAACCGTATTACATCAATACGCTTGGTGTAGTAACAACTGAGAAAACGATTAAGGATCTGTACATATCCTTTGTTAAGCGTTTGCGCGATGACGTAGGTATGAAGTTTCAGCTGGTATTGTACGAAGCTGCTGGCACTGACTATGAAGGTGTTATTAGCATTAAAAATCCGGTACAGGACAGTGGTGCAAGTCCTGCCAGCCTCGTTTACTGGGTAGTTGGTGCTGAAGCAAGTTGCGCGGTAAATGCGTCCTGCACGAATAAAACTTATGACGGTGAGTTCAAGGTAAGAAGTGATTACAGCCAAACAGAACTGAAAAAAGCTATCAATAACGGTGAGTTTGTGTTCCACCGTGTCACTGACCCTACCGCTGGTGATGTTACAGGCAACATCAATGTGCTTACCGACATTAATACTTTTACAAGCTTTAGTAAGGCAAAAAGTGCTGACTTTGCTAAGAATCAGGTTATGCGGGTACTTGACCAGATAGCGATCGACATTGCCCGTCTTTTCAATAAGACTTATCTTGGTAAAGAGCAGAACGACGAGGACGGAAGAATTGCATTGTGGGGTGACATAGTAGCTTACTATCAGGAGTTACAACGTGTACGGGCTATACAGAATTTCAGTTCCAGCGACATTCCTATACCAACGCAAGGTACTGAGAAAACCGCCGTAGTAACGGAACATGCGGTACAACCAACGTGTTGCATGGAAAAATTATATGCCCAAATTTTAATTGAGTAAGGGGTGAAAATTTATGCCAGATTTAATTCAGACAATGCGGGCCCGTGATGTAAACGCCGCCCGTCTTGCGTACTGTTTTGCCACCATTGAAAATAACCGTTATTTGCTGATGATGGCAAAAAACTTGAAAGCAACGGTCAAAAAGAACAAAAAAGAAGTCCCGATTTTAGGTCAGACAGGTGTAGGTCACAAGTCAAACGGCTGGGAAGGCTCCGGTTCTATGACAATCTATAGTGTCACGTCGATGTTTACCAAGCTGATGCAGAAGTATAAAGATACCGGTGAAGATATTTATTTTGATATGCAGGTAGTAAACAAAGATGCAACGTCGGCTAGCGGTTCTCAGACTTTGATTCTTAAAAACTGCAATATGGACAGCGCCATCATTGCCGCATTTGACGCGGACGGCGATTGGCTTGAGCAGGATATGGACTTCTCGTTTGAGGATTTTGAAATGCCGCAGAGCTTTGATGAGCTTGACGGTGTTCTTGTTAGCTAAGAAGTAGAATAGTGGCGGATAAGTTTTTCAGTGTCGTAACAGCTTGTCCGCTGTTTTTAATTATGGAGGATTTAATTATGGCAGAACTTAGCATGAAAGCATTTTTAAAAGGTAACGCGATCGCTATTAAAGAAAAAGAATATGTAGCGTCAGAACGCTTTGTAGATGAGCAAGGTAATCCGATACCGTGGAAACTGCGAGTTCTTGGTAATGATGAGATCGAAGCAATGGAGCGCCGGTGCAAGAAAAAAGAGTTTAACAAAAGTACCCGTGAGTACAAAACTACTACCGACCAGATAGCACTAGCAACGGAAATGGTTTGTGCGGCCGTAATATTCCCAAACCTTAACGACGCAGATTTACAGGCGTCTTATGGTACTATAGGTGCGGCACTCACGGTTAAAGCTATGCTGACACCTGGCGAGTATACAGACCTTGTAAGCGCCGTATCAGAAGTGTCCGGCTATCAGATGGGTATGGCAGAAAAAATCAGTACCGCAAAAAACTAATTAATGGCAGTGATGCATGGGCGGGTGTCCTGTATTACTGTCTTATAAAGCTACACAAACTGCCAAGTGAGATAATGAGTTTGTCGGAGGAAGAACAAGCTTTTATATGGGCTGCTATAGACGTAAAAGCTAAAGCCGATAAAAAAGAAGCCGAAAAAATGAAATCAAAGGCTCGGAGGTGATACAGTGGCTACATTACAAAACAGAATTGAACTAGTCGATGGCGTGTCACCAGCGCTCAACAAAATTACGCAGAGCGTCAATGCTACGCAAAAAGGCTTTAGCTCGATAGCCAACAGCAGGAAAGTTTTTGACCAGTTAGAACAATCTGTTTCCGGTGTAGAACGAATTGTTGATAATATGCAGGGCAAAAGTATTAACATAAATACTAAAGCTATTCAAAATAGTATAGCGCCTATAATGAATATCGGAAAACGAATAGGAATGGCCTATGCTGATCCGTTCATACAATTGGGCACAATAGCAGGACGAGAACTTGATAAAGTAGCAACCAAAGGACAGTCAGTGGGGAGATCTGTTACCGCGTCAATGCAACCATTACTGGCATTAGGAAAACGAATGGGTTTAGCTTATGCAGACCCTTTTATACAATTAGGTATAGTGGCAAAACGAGAGCTTGGTCCAGTGGGAAAATCAGTTACTGCATCAATGCAACCCGTGTTAACACTAGGTAAACGGATAGGATTAGCCTATGCAGACCCGTTCATACAATTGGGTATAGCGGCGCAAAACTCTGCACCTAAAGTTGTCAGTATGTTTGAAAGTATAAAAGCTAAAGCTGGTGAGACTGCTGCAAGTATCAAACAGAAGTTCTCTGACTTATTTGGTCATGTGTCACCAGGTCCCGCAAATGACGCATTGGCGGGCTTAACTAATAGCACTAATAACACATCCGGAGCCTTCCGTAAACTTAAAGGATTAGCCGGCAGTACCTTTGGTCAAATGACTATGGCTAATCTTGCTGCCGGAGCTATTTCAAAAGTAGCAGCGGAAATATCCAGTCTTCCTAGCAAACTTATGTCAGCTTCAGACGCTTATTCAGGTATGCAAGCAAGGTTAAGACTCATTGTAGGTGCTGGCAGTGATGTTGAAGCCATGAATGAAGCTATTTTCCAATCAGCTATAAGAGCTAGAGGTTCTTATACACAAATGGCGGATGCAGTTGGTAAAATTGCTATGACAGCTAAAGAGGCGTTTCCTGACCCGCAACAGGTAGTGCCTTTCATGGAAGGTATACAAAAGCTTTTCGCTATTGGTGGAACAGGTGTACAGCAACAAGCTGACGCTTTGCTACAGTTAACGCAGGCATTAGGCAGTGGCAAATTGCAAGGTGATGAGTTCAGGTCAATAGCCGAAGCAGCACCAATGATTGAACAAATGGTAGCTAAGTCTTTACATGTTACGACGGGTGCATTAAAACAAATGTCAAGTGATGGCCTTATCACTGCCGAAATATTAAAAAATGCTATACTTGATAACATGGACACCATTAATGCCATGTTTGAAGGAATACCGCTTAAATGGAGTGATATTTGGCAGATTGGCATGACAAAAATTGATTATGCAATGAGCGGGGTTTATAAAAAAGTTAATGATTTAGCAAATAGCCAAGTAGTCCGCATAATTAGTGATGCCGCGGTCAATGGTGTTGTCGCATTGGCCGGAGCCCTTGACTGGGTAATGAATAATATTCAGTATATAGCGGAATCACCTGCTACCGCACAATTTGTAGAAGGTATAATCAGTGGTTTTAGTGAAGCAGCAAATACAGCGCAATGGTTTGTTGAGGTAATATCACAAAACATGGATTATATATTTCCGGTATTAATGGGGCTGGGTGTTGCGGTTATGGCTTTAGGGGTGGCATGGTTAGCGTCATCAGCTATGGCGGTAGGAGGTGCAATAGCTCATGCGGTTGCGTCCTTTATGGAAACTGCTGCTATAATAGGTTTGATATTAGCACAGAATGGTTTAAACGCAGCCTTAGCTGCATGTCCGCTTACTTGGATAATTGGCTTAATAGTTTTGCTTATAGCTGTCTTTTACGTCGTTATTGCCGCCGTAAACAGATTTGCGGGCACTAGCATATCAGCAACAGGTATTATATTTACAGTGTTTGCTTGGCTATTCAACGCGATTTCGGCTTTAGTGGAATTTGTCATAAATAGATTTATTGATTTTGCTAATTTTCTAGGTAGTGTATTTCAGGACCCGTTAGCTGCTATATACAATCTATTCGCTGATATTTGGAACGGCGTTGTAGAATTGGTAGCAGAAGCAATAAATGGTATTATTGCGTTAATGAATAAAATCCCAGGTATAGAGATAAGCTCAGTATCTGCTAGTGGTTTAACTTTAAGCAGAAAAGCTATATCAGGATTTAATCCCATGTCACATATAAAAACAGGCAGAATCGATTCAGCGGGTGCTTATGACGCAGGTAAACGATTTGAGGAAGACCCGGTTGGAGCTATGAAAGATTTGTTCGGTGATGGTATACGGCATAAACTTGATGAGGTGCCAGCACAGAAAAATGATAAATCGGGTGGTAGTTCAGATGGTTCAGGTGCCGGCGGAGACGGTGGCGCTGCACGTGATACCGCTGACAACACCGACAGAATGGCAAACGCTATGGATGACCTTATCGAAATTGCCAAGGAAGCTAGAGAATTAGCCAGTAAGGAAGCAGTGCAGCATTATACTACACAGGAAATAGCTGTTAGCGTTGGAGATATTAACCCGACTATTGAAAAACAGCAAGATATTGACGGTGTTATTGACCAGATAACAGAGTATATTTTAACTGGAATAAATACAGGTGCAGAAGCTGTCCATGTTTAAGCAGGAAATAACCTATTAGTTAGCGAAAATAATACAGGTGATCATACAAAGTATAATTTTATGCTAACTAATAGGAGGCGGTTCACGTGGGATTGTTTGGTAAATCAAAGGAACAAAAAATACGGGAAGAAGCTGAGCACCAATTACTACTGGAAGAAGCAAAACGAAAAATCAGGGAAGAAGGGGAAGCAAGGCTAGCGGCTAAGAAAAAGGCTGAGGAAGAAAAAGCTCAAATAATATCCAAGGCTAAGCAGTACACCATCGAAGACGTTAAAAAGTGGGAAACCCAAAAGCAAAAGAAGATAAAAAAGGGGCTTATTTTATTCTTTTGCTTGTTGATAGGCGGGTGCGGGTTATTTCTACATAGCCCAAATAATCAAAATTCGGAGACACAAAAAGAACAGCAAACCGCTGGCAACCAATTTCAAAAATTAAATAAAAATTTAAGTCAAGCAGAAGCCGAGAGCATACAGGACACACTTAGCCAATGTGGAATGGCTGGACAAGCTGCAAAATTTGAAACCGTAGCTAATGATGATACTAGATTTCCTGACTGTAATTTGTACAAGGGTGTTATACGGCAGAATAACAGTGGTTATAATATAACGGTATACACTAAAAATGATAAAGTTGTTTATATTTTAGCTTTTATTGATGGCGGCGAACGTGAACTTTATGCTGATGGTAAAGTGTCTAATACTTTTAATGATTTTGAGCTAACGAGCGATGAAGAATTTAAGTACATAATACAGACCCAAAATATTGTAAAATCTGTATTGCTAGACCCAGACTCAGCCGAGTTCCCTAATGCCGGAGGTAGTGATTGGAATACACATAAAAACCCGGAACACATAAGAATCAGTTCTTATGTAAAATCAGAAAATGCTTTTGGTAAAAAGATTAAAACCGAATTTTCAGTCACGTACTCAAAAGGGGGAGCACCAATATCTGTAATTATCAACGGTAAAGAATATCTGAAAAAATAATATTAATCTTTTTTAAGCGCTGCCGTGTTACGGTGGTGCTTTTTTAGTGGAGGTGATACAGTGGCTTATTATTTTTTCCTGGGTGACATGATGTTGCCGGTCCCGCCCGCAAAAATGACAACTAAAATCAAAAACCGGAACAAGACTATTAACCTGATTAACGAGGGTGAAGTTAATCTAGTAAAATCAGCTGGATTAACGGAGATTAGTTTTGACATACGGCTGCCGGGTGACGCCCGTCCCTATGCAAACTATAGCCAGAGTTTCAAGTCAAGCGCTTTAACTTATATCGGCAAAAAACTTTTCGGAAAGGATTATTCTTTTAAACAGCCCGTTTACTTCCTTCAAAAGATTAAGAAGCTGAAAGCTGGTCGGGAACCTTTCGACCTTATAGTTTTGCGAATGAGTCCGCGTTATGAAGTGCTGTTTGATACATATATGCGGGTAACACTTGAAAGCTACAGCATTAAAGAGGACGCAGGAGAAGGATTTGACATTACGGTACCTGTTACCCTAAAACAGTATATTGACTATGGCACCAAAGAGGTTGAGGTCAGTACCGATGAAAACGGGAATCAAACAGTTACAGTAAAGCAGAACCGAAAGGCTGGGGGTAACAAGTCCCTACAAAATGCGATAACAATCCGTGGCCAGCGGTCCATATGGGAAGCGACGCAAACTGTTTTAAGCGGTGGTGCTCCTAGTGTTGGTGTGCTGGCTAACATCGCTATACTTAACGGTATGAAAAATCCGTATAATGAGCCAGTGCAGGGAACACAGATAAAGATACCAAACGGGGTGATTCATTAATGTCAATTAAAGGTTTAGAGATATTAGAGCAATCGGCTTTAACCCCGCAAGCTAAACAAGAAAAAGCTGTCACGATAATAATTTCGCATAACGGCAAAACTTTTATGCCAGCAGTACAAGAAGGCGTTACCTGGGATTTAGCCAGGCAGGGTACACCAGGTAAACTAACTTTTAAGATGCTACGAGATGATATTTTAGACTTTGAAGAAGGTAACATGGTCCAGATGAGCTACGGTGACGACAACATTTTCAAAGGTTTTATCTTTTCCCACAAAGAGGATAAAAACGGTGTTATACAAGTTGTGGCTTATGACCAGCTACGCTACTTAAAGAACAAAGACATAACCGTGGTAGTGGAAAAGACAGCAGCCGAGGTTATCCGTGCTATTTGTGATGACTATGGCTTAATACACAAAAAGAAAAGCAAGGATGAAAGTGGTAAAGAAGTTGAAACTGAGGCCATCTGTGATACAAGTTACACTATACATAAAATGAGGGCCAGCAACCAAACACTGTTTGATACTATCCAGCTGGCGCTTGACCATACCATACTGTATACAGGTGATAAAAGTGTTAATGCCACTTATAAATACGGGAAAATGTATATCTTGTATGATGACTTCGGTGTAATAACCTTAACTGAGGTAGGAGGGCTGGATGTGCCGATACTTATTGACGCTGAGACGGCGCAGAACTTTAACTTTGAATCGTCAATAGATAAAGATACTTTCAATGCCGTAACCTTGTATAAAGATGATAAGACCGCTGGAAAGCATATTGAGTATTCCAGGCAAAGTGACGCTAATATAAAGCGCTGGGGCATTTTGCGTAAAACTGAAAGCATTAACGAACGTGACACTACTGACCCCTACAATAAAGCACAGATAATGTTAGGGGTGTACAACTCTGCTAAAAAAACTTTAAGCATAAAAGGTGCTTTTGGTGACACACGAGTACGAGCTGGTAGTCGTATATGGGTAAAACTAAACATCAAGGATCCGGATGTAAAACTACAACGCGAAGAAAACGGCGTTGAATACAACACGGTACAGATGATGGTAGAGCAGGTCAAACACAGATGGGACAGCGGTAACAGCAGCTACACTATGGATTTAACTTTAGTCGGGAGGGGCATTACTAAATGAGTAACCAGCTTATGAACGCTTTACAGAAATTAGCATATAACACTTATCAAGCGGGAAAACCTGCTGACTATATCCTGGGTGTGGTTGAAACTGTCGATCCGCTTGTCATAAGGCTTGACGCAAAAGAAACCATCACCGAAGAATTTTTAGTTTTGACCGATGCAGTCAGGGACTATGATGTTGATATTACTGTCAACCACACCACCGAAAATGCTGCTGGTGGCAGCGGGTACGCTGAATATGCTAGTCATAATCACGGGTATAAAGGCAGGAAGCGGATAACCGTTCATAATGGCTTAACGCCGGGTGAAAGTGTAGTAATGCTGAGACAGTTAGGGGGACAAGAATACTTAGTAATATCCCGTATTTTTAATCATACCGCCTTATCGGGACAGTGGGGGTGATTAAATGGCAACACTTCCGGAATCCGCGTCAAGTGTCACAATAAGCGCTGCTGATGTCAGCATAGGTGACAATATTCAGACCAGCAACACGTATCAGATGCATATTAAAAAAGAGCGTATAAAAGGTGCTGTCACAGGGCTTGACGCTATAGCGCAGGCTTGCTATAAAGCCATAAACACCGAACGTTATGCATATCCGATATACAGCTGGAATTATGGTATAGAACTACAAGACCTTTTCGGGCAGCCTATACCGTATGTTTTCGCCGTCTTACCACAGCGCATAACGGACGCACTTATGCAAGATGACCGCATAACTGATGTCACTGATTTTGACCTGTCGCATACAGGAGGTGACGTTTTATGCAAATTCACCGTTAAAACAATCTACGGCACACTTGAACTACAAAAGGTGGTGACACTTCAATAATGTACGAAGATCTAACACAAGATACGATTTTAAAGCGGATGCTTGATAACGTCTCTAGTGATGTAGACAAGCGCGAGGGAAGTTTAATTTACGACGCAACGGCTCCCGCGTCAATCGAGTTTTTCTTGCTATATGTAGCTATCAACTACTTTTTTACTAATACCTTTGCTGACACAGCGGAAAGAGAGTGGCTGATAAGGCGGGCTAAAGAAAGAGGGCTGACACCGACACCGGCGTCCAGCGCTAAAGTAAAAGCAACTTTTACACCAGCGACCGTTGATATTGAGATAGGCAGTTCCTTTTCTTATGAAACCATTAATTTTACTGTCACCGAAAAAGTGTCACCAGGCGTCTACTACTTGACATGTGACACAGCAGGAACCGTAGGTAATGTACCGCCCGGAGCACTTATACCTAACTCTTTTACTTTAGGACTGCAAACGGCAACTCTGACTGAGATAATACGACCTGGACAGGACGAAGAGGAAACGGAGCATTTCAGGACCCGCTATTTAAACAGCTTTAACGTTCTAGCTTATGGCGGTAACATCACTGACTACATCGACAAGATGAACAGCATAGCCGGAGTAGGCGGGTGTAAGGTTTATCCGGTGTGGGCGGGCGGTGGCACGGTAAAGCTGGTTTTCATGACCAGTGAGTATAAAGTACCTACTGAAGAATTTGTGCAAGAAGTACAAACCATGATAGACCCTGTGACTAACGCAGGGCAGGGCATAGGCATAGCACCAATTGGTCATCATGTCACGGTGGAAGGTGTCACCACCTCTAAAGTAGCAATAGAGCTGCACTTAACTACCACCGAAAAACTCGCTATAAGCTTTAAAAATGATATAGAGAAAATCATTGATAACTACTTTACCGAGCTTAACAAGAAATGGCCAGACACTAAAAAAGACACTGCTCAAACTACCCGTAACACTGGTATAACGATACGAACTACTCAGATTGAGAGCCGGATTTTAGAGCTTGACGGTATCGACGACATAACACATACCAAGCTTAACGGTGTAGAAGAAAATTTAGTGCTGGGTATTAACGAGTTAGCAGTTAGAGGTGAAATAACATGGCTGACGAACTGACACGTGACGTTGACATAGCTCATTACTTCCCAAAGGTTGTTGCACCGTCATTAGAATTTCAGGAGCTGGCCAAGACTGAAAACATCGAGTTTGCCCGTATATGGCCACAAGCTAAAAAGTGGTTCGTAAATACTTATGTAGAGCTGCTCGACGTTGACGGCGCTAAACGCTGGGAAAGTATGCTTGACATCAGACCGGGTGACAATGACACACTGACACAGCGTAAAAACAAAATCTTAGCAAAGATTAACCACTCGTTACCATATACCGAACGCAAGTTCCAGCAGATGCTTGACCAGCGGTACGGTGAAGGTGTTGTTACACTGAAATGCGATTATGACAACTACAAGCTGAACTTAGAAATGTACGATGATGCAGGTATTAACGAAGGACAGGTTTATAAATATGCCCGATCAATAATACCGGCTAATCTCGGTGCAATAATCAACGCTATTTTAGTGATGTACATAAAAACCCATCACTATTTGAGTATAGGCATAACCTGGGCAGGTACACAACGCTATTTCAGTAGTGCCACAGGTAAAACGTCAACTCTTTACTGGGAAGGTACACACGATAAAAACGGGATACCGCATACCCACTATTTTGATGGGCAGTACCGCTATGATGCATTGGAAGGTGACACGAATTACAGGGATGACCAAAAACATTTTTTAACGGCTTCGTATTATTCAGAAGCAGTAAGCAGCTTAAAACCTGTAAATACTGTACATGGGGAAATTATAGGAAACGCCGTTAAAAAAGTTACTAGTAAGCACAAAATGTTCTTAACAGATATATTGTCACCGGTGTCACGTGTCACCTGTCAGTCAAATGTTTTAGTTGATACAGTTCTAAATTATAAGCAAACTTGCAGTAACGCAGAATTTGATAATGTACTTGATGGCAGCTGGGAGCTGGACGGCTCAAGGGAACTTACATCGACTACTCGTAGAAAATATATGCTTAAACATACTGCCACGGTGACAGTTATAAAAGGTGACGCAAGAACGGAGGAGAGCTTATGAATCAAGATATGAATTTAAACATGAATCTACAGCTATTTGCTGACAACGGTGATAACAGTGCCGACTTTTTAAAGAACAACAAAGTAACAACGGCGCTATATCGTAGGCTGCTGGCACATGCGGTAGGTGAAACCGGAACAATCAGCAAAATAACTAAGATGGCTTTTGGGGACCAGGGTGAAACAGATGAGCAGAATAACCCTGCTCCACCTACTGAAACAGGCAGCTTAAATCACGTCGTTTTAACTAAAACGCTTGATAGCATAACTTTCCCGTCGGATAATGCCGTCACCTTCCAAGCTACGGTTAATGCTGGTGAAGTAACGTCCGGTATCAATGAAATAGCGCTACTTGACGAAGCAGGTGAAACAGCTGCTAAGATTAGGCTTTTAACGTCGAAAGGTGTAGACGCTGAAACATCACTGGTGTTTAAGTGGACACTAGAATTTTAAGAGGTGGAAGCTATGGCCATATCAGAAGAAGAACGCAAGAAAATACTTAATCAGAATTTTCCCGATACCGTGCTCGGCTATAAACGTCCAGGTGATGTACCTACGGACTTTCCATATAGTGAACACTTTCCGCAATTCATCGCTAAAGATGAAGTCATTTATACGCTGACAAACTTAATCATTCGTCAGCTGCTTAGTAACGATAGGTACATAAAGGCTTTACTAGAGGCAGGAGACGAAAAGCTAAAAGCTCTGATTGACGCTATAGATAACCGGCTAGCTAGCAACGACTTAGCTATAGTCACACCAGCGCATAACGGCTTGATGAGCACTGAGGATAAAAAGAAGCTTGACGGTATAGCTGACAGAGCTAACAATTATGTGCATCCGAACAGCGGAGTTAAAGCTGGCAGCTATAAGCAAGTATCAGTTAATGCGCAAGGTCACGTCACGGGCGGATCTAATCCGAATACTTTGCAAGGCTACGGTATAACCGACGCAGCACCTTTAGTTCACGGCAACCATGTACCGAAATTGGAATCTGCTAACAACTCCCGATTTTTACGGAACGATAACACATGGCAAACAGTAACGCCGGGTAATATCGGGGCTCCCACAAAAACGGGCACAGGTGCCAGCGGTACATGGGGCATTAACATCAGTGGTAAAGCTAGCGCGGCGGGGACGGCGGGAACAGCTGGTTATGCGGCTGACAGTGACAAATTAGATGGGTACCACTACCAAGACATAATATCTTTTGTGCTGCAACAAGGTGGTGGCATGTCTAAATTAGTTTTGCAAGAGAATGGATATGCGATATTCGGAAATGGGTTAACAGTAATGTGGGGACAACATGCAAACCCAGTAGTTTTTCCAGTATCTTTTAAAACAAAGTGCTTGCAAGTCGTGCCACAGCTACAGGCACCGTCTGATGGTAGTAATATGAGTAAGAACCGTGTGTGCGTTACTGGTCTCACTACTAGAGGCTTTAGTTTGGAAAATCCGCAAAGTACTTATAGGTACATCGCTATTGGATATTAAAAGGGTGATTAAATGCAGTCATTAAAAAAACTAGCTTATACTGACATGGAGGTGACACAGTAAATGACAAATGAGGAACGAGATAAACTCATTAATTCCGTACTGCCGGACACGGTAAAAGGTCAGCAGCGTCCAGCTGAAAACCTTAATCCGGATATGCCTTATAGTACAGACTTTCCGCAGCTTATAAACAAAGACCCCGCCAGCGCAGACGTGTTTAATCTGATTAACCGTCAGCTGCTTAGTAACGACAAAAGCTTAAATGACAGTAAAGCAGATAAAACGTACGTAGATAAAAAAGTAGCAGATCTGGTAAACGGAGCGCCGGAACAACTTGATACATTACAAGAATTATCTAAAGCACTGAATAACGATAAAGATTATGCAGCCACCGTTAATAACGCGTTAGCGGAAAAACTTGGCAAGACAGAAAAAGCAGTAAGCGCGGAAACAGCTGATGACAGTGACAAATTAGACGGGCATCACTACCAAGACATAATTAATAAAATACCATCCCGAAGCAACTTGCCACTTCAATATGAACAAAAAAAGGACGAAACTAATCAGAAAAATTACAACTATATCTATCCGGACAACGGATTCTCGGGTGGGAGCCCAGATGCCGCTACTAGAATAGAGTTGTACGGTCGTATGGGGTATTGGAATGCCGATGGTGCTAATTTAACACTGACTGGAGCTGATGATTCAAACGGATTTTTATTTAGACTTAGACCGATGTCGCAACGGGTTGATGATTCACCAGCGGTGATACCCGAACTGGTAGGTTCAATAGATTACTCGACCTCTGCTTATAAATACTCTAATCCTAAACTGACCTGGACTGATGACAAAGGCGTTATAGCCGACCTTGCGGGGGCAGGTATAGTATCACAGCAGCTAGGTCAAGAAATGAACTATATTAAGTACGCGAACGGTTTGCTGGTGCAATTCGGTATGATGGAAGTACAAGGCTACTCGGGAACAAAAATGTATGTTAAAACTTTACCGATTAGTTTTAAGGCTACATATAGTTTGCAAGCAACACTGGGTTATCCAAATACTGACAGGGTATCATCAGTACAAGCAGAAACGGATTTAACGTATATAAAGCTATACGTTCATAACTTTATCAATGACCATAACGCACCAGTATACTATTGTCATTGGCTTATGATTGGCTCATGGAAATAACGAAAGAAGGGAAATAGTAATGGAAGAAAATTTTATTCTCACCTACTTATGTGAATTCGATGAAAAAGGAAACCGTGGTGAAACTTATGATACCGCGGGTATGAGTAAAGAAGAAAAGCAGTCAAAACTTGACGACGGTTTTATCGAAATAACAGAAGAAGAATGGCACTACTTGGTAGGCAACAAGGGTACGGGGGACAACGGTACAGGCTATATCTATGATGTAGCTAATAAAAAAGTAAAGTCAGCACCACCAGCACCAGAACCTACACAAGCTGAAAGAGCAGAACAGAAAAAAGCACAGCTGGACGCAAGCTATGAAGCTGATAAAAAAGAGCTGCTAAGTCAGTACGCCGAAGCCGTAGCATATAGTGACACTGATACAGCAAAAGCAGTACAAGAACAGCTTACGGCTTTAGACGCTCAGTATGATGCTGACTATAGAGCAGCAGAGGAAGGGAGTGAGTAATTATGGCATTTAAGGTAATCAAGCGGTGCATCCGTTGTCGCAAACCGCTACGTGAGGATGGTACATGCCAAAATCCAAAGTGTGTAAGATACACAGAGCCTAAAGAAAAAGAAGAAAAACCAACTGATAAGTAGGTGACACTATGAGCTTGAGTGAGTGGTTAACTATAGCCGTACAAATGACTGCTATTATGTCCGTTATTGGCGGTGTGATAAGCTACATCTTTTTACAGCCGTTAAACCGGGCTATTAAAAACTTGCAACTGCTTATAACGAATACACAGGAGCAGCAGCGGTTAATCGATTTAAGGCTGGTACGGGTTGAGGAAAGCACTAAATCCGCACATCATAGAATTGATGGTATCGAAGATGTTTTACATCACGGCAAATGGGGGTAGTTCTATGAAAGATATACTGACAAAAGATAATATATGTGTATTTTTTCTTGGCATGTCGCTTTTAG